AGAGATTAGCGATAAGAATCTACAGATTCAAGACTATCGCAACACTGGTGGCGCAATTGTCATCAAGCACCCAGAATTGCAAGCCTCTTACGAGCAACTGCCAAGAGGTGTCAAAGTCAAGCCATCCTCACAAATGGAAGGCATGGCGGCTTATGAAGCGCCTAAAAGAGACTTTGATTGGAAGATGGGTGAGGGTGGAACAATTCATGTGCCATCTAGTCAAGTCATGCCAAAAGATATTTATGCCCATGAATTACAACACGCTGTCCAAGCTAAAGAAGGCTTTGCTAGTGGTGGTAGCCCTAGTTCAATGGTGCTGATACTTGAAAAACTTGCCAAGCAAAAAAGAGAAGAAGCGCAGAACCAATTTAGGCTTTCAAGCGCAAATGATCCGCTTGATCCATTGAGGATCGTTAAGCCTGGCGCAAGAAAAAAGGGACTCCAATTAGAAAAGGAAGCCCGTGAAATTGAAGATAAAGCACTTGCCGCATACAGAAGCGAACAAACTAAATTTGATCTGTACCAAAAATTAGCTGGTGAAGCAGAAGCAAGAGCAACAGAAAAGCGTTTGAACTTGTCTGATGAGGAAAGAAGAAAACTATTTCCTTACCAATCTTACGATGTCCCTATCAAGGACTTAATACTAAGATACAGATAAGATAGCTAAACAAAAAAACCAATCGTTATAAAGACTTAGGAATTAAAACAAATGGCAGAGAGAGGCGCACCACAAGGCAACCAGAACGCTGCAAAGAGCAGACTGTTCTATGACAAACTGCGCCTTGTTTTGGTTCAAGAGCCACACCGCTTAAGAAGCATTGCCGAGCAGTTGGTGACACAGGCTGAAGCGGGTGAGCCTTGGGCAATCAAAGAGATTATTGACCGAGTGGATGGCAAAGCAATTCAGGCAACAACGATTGAGAACGCTGATGGCAGCCCTCTGTTAGGTGGAATTCAGGTCACATTTATTAAGCCCGAATGAGCGATGTAACCGATGCCATAGCAAGGGCAGAGTTTCCCGTTAAGTTGGAAGGTCTGTTTAAAAAGAGCCGCTACAAAGTTCTTTATGGTGGAAGGGGTGGGGCTAAGAGTTGGGGAATAGCCAGAGCGTTACTGATTAAAGGCGCTAAAGACCCAATCCGCATACTGTGTGCCCGTGAGTTCCAGACCAGTATCAGGGACTCAGTTCACAAGTTACTGTGCGACCAGATCGAAACATTGGGGCTACTAGGCTTTTACGAAATTACCCAAACAAGCATTAGGGGCAGAAACGGCACAGAGTTCAGCTTTGTTGGCCTAAAGAACAATGTCTCAAACATCAAGTCTTATGAAGGTGTGGACATTTGTTGGGTTGAGGAAGCGCAAACAACTAGCCGCCTATCGTGGAACATCTTAATCCCAACCATCCGAAAGCAAGGCTCAGAGATATGGATCAGCTTCAACCCTGAACTAGAGACAGATGAGACTTATCAAAGGTTTGTTGCGATACCACCCGCAGACTGCATCACCATGAAGGTGAACTGGTCAGACAATCCTTGGTTTCCCGAAACGCTCAAACTAGAGAAAGATTCCCTTAAAGCAAGGGATGAGGAAGCCTATAACCAAGTTTGGGAAGGTTTGTGCAGACAGACGGTGGATGGGGCTATCTTTGCCAAAGAAATGCAACAGGCCGAGAAGGAGGGAAGGCTTTGTCGTGTTCCTTATGACGCTACAAAGCCCGTTCACGCTGTCTTTGACCTTGGTTGGAGTGATAGCACAGCCATTTGGTTCTTGCAGTTTGTGGGCATGGAGACTAGGCTAATCCGCTACATCGAAGATTCCCAAAAGACCATCAGTTTTTACCTAGCAACCATGCAGACATTTGGTTATGTGTACGACACCATTTGGCTTCCCCATGATGCGGAGAATAAAACACTGGCAGCAGCTGGGCGAACAATTGACGACATCGTTAGAGCTGCAGGGTTTAAGACCAAGATCATGCCAAGAGTGCCAATCTTAGACTCAATCAATGCCGCAAGGACAATTTTCCCAACTTGTTACTTTGACAGAGAACACACAGCAGATGGTTTGGCTTGTCTTAGACACTATCGTTATGAGGTTGACCCAGAGACAGGGCAGTTCAGCCGCAACCCCTTGCACGACCATTACTCACACGGGGCTGATGCTTTCCGCTATATTGCTCTTATGATTAAAGAACCACCCAAGCGCAAAAAATCATCTCAGATTGCATTGACTAGCGGATGGATGGGATAATGACGCACGAAATAAAGGGCTGAATATGGCTTACCAAGACGAATCAGGAAGTAATAACAAGATCAATGAGGCGATCAAGTTCTGGCGCTTGGTCAACGATGCTGACTCAACCAACCGAGCAGAAGCCTTAAACGACATCAAGTTTGCCGCTGGTGATCAATGGCCCGTTGAGATTCAGAACAGCCGTAACCTTGAATCCCGCCCATGTTTGACGATCAATAAGATTGACGCATACATTCGCCAAGTCACAAATCAGCAAAGGATGCAACGCCCCCGCATCAAAGTGCATCCTGTGAATAACTTGGCAGACTATAAGATTGCCCAAGTGATTGAGGGCATTACCCGCCACATCGAAGTTAACTCCAACGCAGACACGGCTTATGACACAGCGTTTGATTACGCAGTTCGCATGGGATGGGGTTACTGGCGCATCAATACCCGTTATGTTTCTGAGAATTCTTTTGATCAGGAAATCTTTATTGACACCATCGACAACCCTTTTACAGTCTATTTTGACCCTAATTCAATCCTCCCTGATGGCTCAGACGCAGAGCGATGCTTAATCACCACAGTAATGGATAAGAAGGTGTTTAGGGAATATTACCCAAACGCTGACGATGGGGCTAACTTTCAGCAGCGTTCTACTGGTGACGATACATCTGCTTGGATCACCAAAGAAGATATTAGGGTTGCTGAATTTTTCTATGTTGAGCGTGTGAAGGACAAACTTTATTTGCTTAGTGATGGCACATCAGGCTTTGCCGATTCAGAGAACTTTTTTGCCCGTATTGAGGCATCAGGTCTGAATGTAGTAGATGAGAGAGACAGCTTCCGCAAGGTAGTAAAGTGGATGAAATGCACCGCATTAGAAGTGCTTGAAGAAAAGACTATGGCGGGCAAATACATTCCAGTTGTGCCTTGTTATGGCGCACAAGTAATCATTGATGACAAGCGCAAAAAATACGGCTTGGTAAGGTTTGCCAAAGACCCACAGCGGATGTATAACTTTTGGCGCACATCGATGACCGAGAGCGTAGCCCTTGCACCCAAGGCTAAGTGGCTGCTTGCTGAAGGTCAGGATGAGGGTCACGAAAATGAATGGGCAATGGCTAACATCAAGTCAACCCCTGTTCTGAGATACAAACAAAAGGACATTGAGGGTCAACCCGCACCAGTGCCAGTGAGACTTCAGCCAGAGCCACCACCAACAGGCATCATGGAGGCGGCTGGTGCTATTTCCGCAGACCTACAAATGGTTTTGGGTGTTCTTGACCCCAACCAGCTGCCAAGCGGAAACATCTCAGGCAAGGCTTTACAGGGTCAACAGAACCAAGTTGATCTGTCAAACTTCCATTTCTACGACAACATGACCCGATCCATTAGGCACACGGGCAAGATCATTTTGGACTTAATTCCCAAGATTTACGACACTCAGCGAGTAATGCGGATTATTGGGTCAGATGGTCAGCCAGATATGACCACCATCAACGAGAAGGATGAAATTGGTGAGGTGCTTAACGATGTGACTGTTGGTGAGTACGATGTGGTGATGGACACGGGGCCAGGCTTCCAGACCAAACGCCAACAGGCCGTTGAAAACATGATGCCACTTTTGACGGGCAATCCAGAACTGTTCAAAATTGCGGGTGATTTGGTGTTTAGGAACATGGACTTCCCTGGCGCTGATGTGATCGCAGACCGCCTTGCCGCCATGAACCCAATGGCTCAGATTGATGAGAAATCAGACATTCCACCTGAAATTCAGATGCGTTTGGCTCAGTCTCAACAGGCTATTGAGCAGTTACAGCAACAACTGCAAGCCGCTGGT